GATGAGTGCGAAACTACACTGCTGACATTGTCAAATGTGGGGGTCACACCGGCGCGATGACTGCCCGAGCATCAAAGCGCAGCACTCATTCGCTGAAGCGCGTGGTTCAGTGGCTCGCGTCGAATCGGAAGTCTGTGGTGACTGCGAAGGTAGCGGCGTAGTGCTAAAAACAAACGGATGGATGCTGTTCGATGGTAAATGCAAACGCTGCTCCGGCACTGGACGAATCGAATCTACAAAGCCACTGAACAATGTATAGGCGACTGCTGTTCGTATATGAAAACTGACGAAGCTATTTCTAAGTTGCGAGATACTATAAGGTTGCGCCATTTCTCACTCTCAACGGAGCAGAGTTATTGCGCTTGGGTGCGGCGCTTTGCCAGGTTCGTATCGGAACGCAAGCCTACCGGACTACCCGCGCAGAAAATGGAGGCGTTCTTGACGCAACTGGCGCATCAGGACGTGTCCGCCTCTACGCAGACGCAGGCATTCAATGCCTTGCTGTTCTTCTATCGTGAGGTTTTGAAGCAGGAGGTGGGCAAGGTGGATTCGTTGCGCGCCAAGAAACCGGCGCATTTGCGTTATGCGCCAGAAATCGGGGAGATCAAGGCCTTGCTCAAAAGATTGGTGGACGTGGGGGAATATCCAACTCGGTTGATTGTGCATCTGATTTACGGTTGTGGGCTGCGTGTTACAGAACCGCTGAATTTGCGGGTGAAGGATGTTTTGTTGTCGGAATCCAAGCTGGTAATTCGCGGGGCGAAAGGCGGCAAGGATCGGTTTGTGGCTATCCCGTGTTCGCTGGTGGCGGAATTGCGGGCGCAACTGGATTACGCCAAGGCATTGGCGGAACGGGATCGGTTGAATCAGATGCCGGTAGCGTTGCCGGGATTGTTGGCTAAGAAGTATCCGCACTGGCAATTTTCGCCCAAGTGGGCCTGGCTGTTTCCCGCGCATCGGCCCTGTGAACATCCACGCACGGGGGAAATGGTGCGCTGGCGGTGTCACGAGGCAAACATCCAGCGGTGTGTGCGCCAGGCGGCGCGGCCGCTGGGGTTGGACATCACGCCGCATCATCTGCGGCACGCTTATGCCACACATTGTCTGAACGGCGGGCAGAATCCCCGGGCGATTCAGCAGGCAATGGGGCATTCGAGTCTGGAAACGACCATGGGGTATCTCCACGCCGAAGCAATGAGCGTTCGGAGTCCGCTGGAACTGGTGACGGCATGAAGGTGCAGGGCGAGAAATTGGCGTTTGCGCTGGAGCGGCTCTGGGGTTGGCCGACGAAGCTGGCCAAACGGGCGTTCCCGAATTTTGGGCCGGCGCACATTGTCCCGGCAACCGCCGTTCCGGACGTGCAGTCCATGACGGTCTGGATGTGGGCGGATCCGCATGGCGATCGCAATTGGTTCATGAACTGGACGGGTGTGGATGAGCATGAGGAGTTGTGGACGTTCGCTGAATGGCCGGACGGCGAGGTGGGGGAATGGGCGTTGCCAGGTCCGAAACCCGATGGCAAGCCCGGCCCGGCGACGACGGCAGGGGGCGGCAAGGCGTTCGAGGATTACAAGAAGTTGATTCTGGAGATTGAAGGCTGGTCGCCGAACGCCAGTGGCGTATGGTCGCCCACGGCGCGGGCCTGGAATGTGTTTGATCATCAGATGGACCCGCGCCCGGCGGGGACGAGTGTGCCGGGGGAGAAGGATGCGCGGACGTATCTGGATTACATGCAAGACCCGATTACGGATCACAAGGGAAATGCGGTGGGCCCGGGGATAGATTTCCGGGCAGGGGTGGATTGCGGGATTGAGGAGGGCAAGGGGTGGGTGAATAACTGGGTGAACTTTGGTTGGAATCCGAACGCGGAACTGACGCCGATGAATACACCGAAGTGGCATGTGTCGGAACGCTGCATGAATACGATCTACGCGCTGCGGAGTTATACGGGCGTTGACGGATTGAAAGGGGCGACGAAAGACCCGATTGATTGCATCAAGGGTTTGAGCAAGACGGGCCTGCGCTGGATGCCACCGGGCGCGCTGGGGACGGTGGGAAGGGCCAGGGGATATTGAAAATTACAATTTAACATTATGAAACAACCCGAAAGTGTAAATGCTGCCACGCCAGTAAGTGGTTCGGTGGCGGCGCTCAAAGCTTCAATCGCTGCGATCCACTACCACTCTGCGCGGGGCGGAAACGATATAAGCTCGCTGCTGGCTCGGCTCGCAGCAATAAGGGACGAATGTAATTTTTGTGTGCCAATCCCAGCGCCGTTCGATGCAGCGCATGGTTGTGCCTCGTTGCACTGCTTATGTTGCTATCGATCGCTGAAAGAAGCCCCAACAGACTTGGGATGGATAAAACACAGTCGAACTGAGGGCATCTGTTTTGACTGCATTGAAAGCCTCCATCGGACAATGGTGGCACTTCGAGAAACCGAAGCGAGGCACCGAAAATCTCACGCACGGCCCGAACAACGCAAAACTATGAAATCAAAAACCAACATCCGAACTGCAACGGCTCTGGCCGTTGCGTGCAGCGTCTTGTTAGGGCTTTGCTCGTGCTCTAACAGACCAATCCAAGCGGAAACTCCACTGCCGGATGCGGCGTTTGTGGTAGAGAGCGGCCCGGACGAAATCGGATGGTCGCGCATGTGGGTCGTGAGGCACAAGGAAACCGGCCAACGCTTCGTGTTCACCGAGCGGGCTTCAGGTGGAATCTTACTGGCGCCACTAAAGCCCTAACGCTGCGGGTGAGCGACAGCCGCCCGCGCACAACCAAGGAGAATCGAATGCCAAATGACCAACAAACAACCGGCGAGCCGGGCGGCTGTTCTGCTCGACCCGCTTGTTCGGCGCTGGAGGTAGGCAAGACCTACAGCCTCCACCACTCTCGCTTCGGAAGCGCGACCGTAAAAGTGACCAAGCTCGACGGCGAGTGGATAGACGTGCTGGTGGTGAAGGGCAAGCTGCGCGGCATGACAGAAGAATGGGAGCGCGGCGATACCAAGACCGTCCGTGAATGCCACTGCCACTTTGCGCCGAACAAGGATTAGGCGACGCTGGTTCGTATATTGAAAATGGCAACTGATTGGAAACGAGTGGATTGGAGAAAATGACCATGGACTTGGAGGATTATCCGGCGCGCGTGCCGCGCAATGTGGCGATGGGGTTGCTGAGTGTGACGTGTCCCAAGTTGTTCGCCAAGATCGTGGCGGCGCACGATTCGGCGCGGGGCCTTGACGAACGGAGCAAGCTGGTGCATAGGTTGCCCGGCGAGGTGCGGGCCAAGTATCGCGTGAGCGTGATCGCGGCCCTGCTTCACCCGGCCGGCCCGTTGCCAGCCAAACCCTCACGGCGTGCGACCCGCGGGGTGGGAAATCATTAAACGATATGAATGAATCCTACCTCACGCCCGCCGGCCAACCGGCGCTCGATCTCCTGGTATCCGCTTTTCAACGCAGCGAAACGCCCACAACGGGAGGCCTCGATTGGCTGGATCAGGTGCGGGATTGCAATGGCCCGGAAGATTCCCTGGACGGCCGCAAGCACGATGTGCCCGGCGATCCGGATGGCAAGGCGTTTCCGTGGCCGGGGGCTTCCAATTGCAAGCCGTTCACGGCAGATGACGTGATCAATGAGCTGAGCGCCCGCGATCTGGCGGCGTTCTGGCGGGCGTTGATCCAGCGCGGCGCAGGCACGACGGACGAAAGCAATTACGCGGTGGCGTTGGTGGAGCATCTGGTGTTCGGCCCGATGATGGCGAAGCTGGACAAGGAGGTGGAGTTGAGCACGCAATTGCGGCATAGCCGTGGCTGGTGTCTGCTCGCCCCCCGGTGGAAAACAGAATTTGGCTTGCGCCGGTATGAGATCAAGCTGGCGATGTTGCAACAGATGGCGGCGGACGCCCAGCAGGCGTTGAATCAACTGGCGCAGAACCCGCAAGCGGCGGCCACCGCCGATCCGGCGGCGTTGGCGCGCATCCAACAGCAGGCGCAGATTGTGGCGATGATCACCGACCCGACGTTGGAATCAGCGGCCATGGAGTTCCTTCGGGATTGGTATGCCCGATTCGTGGCGACTTCATTGCCGGAGAAGTTCCGCGATCGCGCGCCGAAGATCAGCGACAAGGCATTGCGGCGGGCAGTGAAAGCGTTGCGGGAGGAACAGCGGGCAACGACACCGCTGCCGTATGTGTGCCGGAATGAACCGGAGATTTGCGCGCTTGAACCGTGGCGCGAGGTGTGTCTGCCGGCGGAGGTGACGGATACGCAGGAGATTGTTTTCCAACTGGAATTTGTGTCGCCCACGACGCTCAAGAGCCGGGTGTTGAGCGAAGGCTATGATGCGGCCTGGGTGGACGAGGTGAGCAAGATCAAGACGGTGTTCACGCAAAACCAATTGCCGGTGCGATCGAAACCGTTGGGGGTGGCGCAATTACTGGCCGGGGCGGGTGGATCATCGGCCCGGCTGGCCAGTGACGAACAGAACAGCGGGTTGGGGCGGATCATTCACGCGGTTTACAAGGCGCTGGATGCGGATGACATCCCGGCGGCCTATTGCACCACGTTTCATTCGGAATACCTGGAAGGCTTTGGCAAGCATGAGCTGGTGGACACGATTGACGGGCAGTTGCCGTATGTGGACCTGGTGTTGGAATGGCGCAACCGGGCCATCACGAGTTCGCGCAGTGTGAGCGAGATGGTGGCCACGCAACAGAAGCTGATCAAAGACACGCTGGATCAGATCATTGATCGGGGCAGCATCACGATTCTGCCGCCGGTGAATGTCTATGAATCGCCCAGCGGCTCGAAATATGAGTTTGGCCCGGCCACGCAAAACTTCGTTCGCCAAGGGCGCGAGCCGCAATTTATGCAACTCCCAAGCGGGCAGGGGATGGCGGATGGGGTGGCGGTTCATGCGCTGGTGAAGAAGCAGGTGGATAACCGGTTTGGGTTGATGAGCGAGGATGTGCCGCCGGCCCGGATGCAGACATTGCAGGAAAAGGCGGTGCGCCGATTTTTGATTGCGTGGACGCGGGCGTTTCAGGAGGTGTTGAATTTGTATCAGCGCCACGGGGAGGATGCGGAGTTTGCGCGGATCACGGGCGCGCCGGTAGGTTGGCTGGATGAACAGCGGGCCACGCCGGGGATCTTGAGCAGCATCTTTGACTTTGATGTGCGCGAGTTGGACAGCGA